CCGCTTGGTTGGTAAACAAGCTCGACTAAATGGTTCTTTCCCAGTTCGATTCTGGGATAGTCACGATTGACACGAACGTGTCAATCTGAGGAGGAAAAATGGAAAACGAAACAAAAGAACAATTACGAAGCATTTACCAAACATTTAAAGAGACAACACAAAAAATCGCACGTCAGCAAGACGAATTGCGGAGGCTCTACGAATTGATCGACTACAAAGAAGGTCAACGAAAAAGTCTGGTATCTGATCTTGGTAAAGTCGAGGAGAGAAACCGAGAGCTTGCCAAAGAGCTTCATCAGCTAAAACTTGATTATGGAGTTTACGATAAGGAACGTGAAGAAAGAATCAAGTATTTTTCATAAGATATACCGCATGAATGGTTTCTCCCCAGTTCGATTCTGGGGCATGCACGATTGACACAAACGTGTCAGTCTGAGGAGGAAAAAACAATGCAACACTTAGCAAAAGCGATGACTCTTGTAGGTATCGAAAAAGTTAAAGCCGTGAAACTGTCAAATCAAGTTTCAGATCAAGTGATGAAAACATTAAACACAGTCTGGAAAGCTGTTCAAAAGCATAACCCAGAACTGCCAGATGTTTTCATGGTTGCCCAGATGTCTGGGCAGACTGGAAAAGGCACTGCCTATGGTCACTACCGCTATGGCGGATGGTCTGTCCGTGATGACAACTCAGTCCCAGAAGTAATGCTTTCTGGAGAGTGCTTAAAGTTGAATGGTGAGGGTATTTTGACCACCATCATTCACGAAGCGAGTCACGGTTTGGCTCATGTTAGAGGCGTTAAAGATGTCTCTAGACAGAACCGCTACCACAACAAGAAATTCGTTCAACATGCTGAAGAGTTGGGGATGGAATACACGCTTGACAAGCCAGACAGCACACATGGCTACACAGCGGTAACGCTACGCTCTGAGACTGTGGAATTGTACAAAGAAGAGATTGCTCTTCTTGATGCAATGCCTGTCTCTATAGGAGTCGTTAGGAGTCCACGAGCAAGGCAAGGCATCCCCAGAGTCAGAGCAGTTTGTCACTGCAAAGGACGCAACGGTAGACCAGAAGATGTCGAAGGAAACGCAAATCCTTGGGTTAATTTTGGCGCTACCGTCTGGGAACAAATCTCACCTTTGGTTTGTGGCACATGCCTCGAAACTTATGTTGAGTACGATGAATGGGATTTCATCGGAGAATAAGATTGACACGCCTGTGTCAATTCGCATGAATGGTTTCATCTGGGTTCGATTCCCAGACATGCACGACAGATCAGAAAATATCTGATCCGTCTGAGGAGGAATCATGGCTTTAACATGGTCAGTATCAAAAGTTGCCGATTGGGAAGAAATAGTCGCTGAGACAGAGATCAACCCAATGGGCGGTGAGCAGTACGTTGACGGATTGTCAGTGGACCAGATGAACCAAGATCGGATAACGACTTGGCTTATTTCCGTGACAATGTTTATCGGAATGAATGAAATCACATCTAAAAATGTTGATGAGTTCTTCAGACGTATAAGCATGTTCCAGCAGGCAAAACCTGATCGCAGAGTAAACCTGTTTTACGGTTCATTAGGCGACAAGGTTACGATGGAAAACTATCGCAGAACCCCTGTTACTTTTGATGATGTTCAAAGACGTATTGGTCTTCATACCAATGCTGAATCCATCACCAAGGCTAAATTCGATGAGAAGTATTACACGTTTTTCGGAGACGTAAGTAAGTCTAAGTTTGTCGGTTGAATTAGTCCCCCTGAATGGTTTTTCTTAGGTTCGATTCCTAAGCAGGGACGATTGACACAAGTGTGTCAATCTGAGGAGGAAATTAAATGTATTGCAAACACGGTACTAATCTGGGTAATGCTCATGGGATTGATTTTCTGTGTGGGTTCTGTGAAGATGGAACTACAGACACAGAGTATGAACTAATGAAGGAAAATTACTCATTAACCCAACAAGTAGCACAACTTGAAGAAAGAATTAAATACTTGGAAAGCAAAGAGCAGGTGCTTGATATCGCCATGGCTTATATCAAAAAACACGCTCCCTTTACAGGGAAATAATTCTTTCCGCCTGAACGGTTAAAGCTGGTTCGATTCCAGTACAGGCACGATTGACACAAGTGTGTCAATCTGAGGAGGAAATATGAAAACAGAAATATCAGACCAGTTTCCAGAACTGGTTAAACCTCTGTGCAAGAAGGGAAAATACATTTGCGGTCATTGCATGACAGCAAGGGATATTTCCAACGGCACAAAGTTCTCTGTTGAAGGTGTCAGACTTTCAATGGAGGACGCTATCCGCTACAACTTGCAACTATGCAGAGGCGCTACCATGCACGAAGATCCCCCAACCGTCAAAGAGATTAGACGAGAAGGGCAACGAATCCTTAAAGCAGGAGTTAACGTCAAAGTGCAACTGAAACGGAAAGCAGGTACAAGGCTTTCCACTGGTCACATAATCGACTGTTTCGATGATGACACCGTGAGAGTCTTTCTAGACGATCTAGGAACATCTAAAATCGTTCCTGTCGATGAATACCTAGTCGCTAGACAAGGTAATACAGAGTTACATATATGAGAGTTGTAGTGGTACTGGCACAACGCTGAGGCCTTAATGTCAGTTAAACGAGGGTGAACTACTTGCAGGCGTATCCCGATTGCCACTATCGGTGGTACTGAACCCTCGCTAGGCCGAGTTGATCACGGTATAAGTTCAGTTAAATCGAGGGATGAAACAAAGCATGCGAATCCCGAATGCCACCATCCTCAAATGGTTAAAGCAGGTTCGATTCCTGTATGAGGAACTATTGACACAACCGTGTCAATATAACAGAGGAGGAAATTATGACTAATGAAAAATTCCATATTAACCATATCGGTAAACCTGATACGTGGGAATCGAAAACGTTTGAAGAAATGACTAAAGAAGATTTCTACTGGCTCTTGACAAGGACTCAAAGAAGACTTAAACAAGTCAATGTTGAATTGTTGAGTCTTCGGGGATATATAAAATCCGATGAGCAAGCCAAAAGGTTACTCGAAGCAGGAGAACATGGGTTTTCCATAACTGATTGACACGTCTGTGTCAACCCCCTGAACGGTTTATCTAGAGTTCGATTCTCTAGCAGGGACGACTTCAGCAAATAGCTGAAATCAATATGAGGAGGAAAAATGAATAATTCATTACCTGTAATCAATGGCTATAAAGTCATTGCAGTAATACCCGCATTAAATAATCCTGATTATGTGATTATCGCAGTAGAGACATTTGAATACAACGATCCAGAACCCCGAAAAAATGAGAGGTCCTATGTCGTTGCTACATGGTGGGAAGGTGCGGATTACTGGCATTATGGCGAGTATGACTTATCCTTTCATAACGCTCTACAGAGAGCAGGCGAGAGGGCAAAAGCTCCCTTTAGTCGTAAGTTCTACGAAGAGAATGCCACGCTTGTAAATGAGCAGGCAGAAATTCGCAGAAGGCAAATCATGTCCAAGCTGGCAGAAGTTCGACCAGTTATCAAAATGGACAGAAAAGGGCAATACATTGCATAAAGCTTTTCCCCAGAATGGTTGTATCTAGGTTCGATTCCTAGACTGGGACTATTGACACATCCGTGTCAATATAAACAATATGAGGAGGAAAAACTCATGGGAAATAGAGCAGTAATAACTTTTCAAGATGGAAGTCTTGAAGAGTTAGATAATTCACAGGTAGGCGTTTACCTACATTGGAACGGTGGTATTGAGTCCATTGAGGGTTTTTGCATGTCTGCGACACAACTGGACATCCGTGAGCCAGCAAGGTTCATTCAGATGTTGGGTAACTGGTTCAAAGGACACCTGAATGTCTATGTAGATACAGTCGGGAGACTTGACTGTGACAACTATGACAACGGTGTCTACGTGTTAAACCGATACGGTGACCAGAAATGGAATATCGTAAGACGTTTTCATGTTCCAGATCATCTGGGTAATGGGTTTGACGTAAAGCTGTCAAACCATGGCGCTGTTGTTTTGGATATAGCTAACGAGTGCTACACAAGCTCTCGTGATTTCTTCAAAAAAGATAAGCTGGTATCAGCATGAAAAAGTTTTACTGTGACGTAAGCGTCATGTTTGAAGTAGCTGAAGTTATCGAAGTGGAAGCTAAAGATGAACATGAAGCCTATGATCTGGCTTTAGCAGAGTTAGAAGGCTTATACGTAGAGCCTGATGATGGTACTGAAACCAGTAGGCAAATAACCCAATTAACAGAAGCGATATCTGCTGTAGTTACAATGGAGGCGTGATATGAAATATGAGGTCGGTGTATATCGAACAAGTTTCAATACTGTTGAAATTGAAGCAGACACAGAACAGGAAGCGCTAGACAAGGCTTTAACGCTTGAGGGTGAAGGAGAGTTAGAACTCTTTGCTGATAAACGTGCGGAAGCCATGATAGAAAATGTCCTTTAGGACAGGTAGCCGTTAATGGTTAATCTGGGTTCGATTCCCAGAACGGCACGATTCGCAAATAGCGAATTAGTTGACACAACCGTGTCAATTTCTCAACACAGAGGAGGAAATACTATGAGTGAAGGTGGTTTTGTATTAGATACACCTGAACAAATAGAAATTTACAGACTGTTGGCAATACAGAAGGCGCTCAAGCTGGAAGTAGAACGAGGTCTGAAAATGACTAAAGGTAATCAAGCCCTTTGGAGAGCTGAAGAAGTTTTAGAACTTTATGAGCGTCTCCCAGAAGGTCGCCTTACTAAAAAGAAGGCTCTACGTTTGATAACTACTCTTTTAGAGGATTTAATGCCTCTTGACAGAGGTGAGTCAAATGAATGAAGCTTACAATCCAAAAACTGATAAAATAACAATAACAGTAACGCTAAAAGATGGTTTTGATCCGACTTTAGGATCAGACCTCACAGAGGCGGTTCAAGATTTTGAACAGGTGCTTGGCTCATATTTTGAGGAGAGCTAATGCCTGACAAACATTTAGAACAGTTCGTTACTGAAGAAACAGATAACGATGAAGAAGCTCAAAATCTTCGTGATGGTAGCGATTACCAAAAATTCATGGAGGATGACTAATGAAATATAAAATTAGAGCCACTTTTGAAGTCACGTTTGACACATCCAAGTCAAACCACTTAGAAACACCATTGCTTGATACTACTGCAGATCAACTGATGGAAGAGTGGTACGTGGACGCAGTAAGCACTTTATCTGAGAAGATAGTGCCTAATTTAATTGGTCATCAGATCCAGCTTGTAGATTACAGGCTTGATGCCATTCAATAAAATGGATACCCCTAACGGTTTAAGCCGAGGTTCGATTCCTCGGAGGGGACGATTGACACGAGTGTGTCAACATATAAAAAAGAGGAGGTAAATCTTTGATTAAACCAGTGTCATGGTTAATCACTAATTGGAGAATTGTGTTATTTTTGATAGTTGCCTTAGCTGTCTTAGGAATAGCTGGTACGCTAGACAAGGATTACACCTGTTCTCTAGATGGAGTGATTTGTACATGACGACCACAGCACAGACTCACACAGTCAAAAAGAATATCATTTACCTGAGTAGCTCTTCTATGCTCCCAGAGTATCGGATACTCAATAATTTAGGTATTGACATCGGTGAGGTGTATTACAAAAAGGAGGATGCTGTCAGAAGAGCCAGACAACTTTCCGAACCCAAGCCTGACGAATAGGGAGGAAATTCAATGACTCAAACATCACGAATACATAGCGCTTTAGAAGTAATGAAGCGAGATGGTTACATTCAAGAGTTCTTCAACGAGCCTAATACAAACCGTGAAGATGGTCGTAACAGGTGGTTCGTTCAAATAAACGAACGAGCCAGCTACTACCTGAACACAGGAGAGGTCAAAGCGTTTATCAATGGCGCTAGATCAATTAAGCCAGAACTTGCAGAGCAAGACACATTCGTGTAGTCTGAAACCTACCTCTAGATCGGGTAAACTATATAGATCGAGCCCTTCCGTTACTTGTTCCTCCTCGTAGCGGAAGGGTTCTTTTTTTTTGTCTTTTTTGACAGTTGCCTGTCAATTTTAATTTTATTTTTTTCAAGCTGGTCAAGGTGGTCGATCCCTGCAGTTGAAGTGCGTTGACCAAACATCGGTGGTCAATGTGTGCAGTTGAAGTGCGTTGATCGGACACTATCGAAGGGTAGGTAGATGATGCACAGTAGAAATAGTTGGGGAGCAATACCTCCTAAAAAAAGCAGACCATTAAAAAGTAGTCGAGTACAAGGCGTTTGTATTCACTATGCAGGCTTCAAAGTAAACCAAGACAGGAATACTATAGATTTGCTTCGTTCTATACAACGAGGACACATGAATACTCATGGGTGGTGGGACATAGCCTACAACCTAGCTGTTGATTTGAATGGTGAAGTGTGGGAACTACGAGGATTAGAAACAGAGAATGGCGCTCAGGGTTCATTAACAATGAACCGTAGGTATGTCGCTATCTGTGCCTTAATAGGAGACCAAGACACTACACCTGAACTGATAGAGGGATTACAGGAAGCTGTCCAGTTGTCTCGTGACAGGTGGGGACATGGTGAGATAATCCCACACTCTGCTGTAAAGAATACATCCTGCCCCGGCAAAATTTTAAGGAACGTCATCCTAGAGGGAGGACTTGAACCTAATAGTGCCGTGTTGGAAAAAATGAGGAATAAACTTGAACTGCGAATTGGAGACACAGGAACTGATGTCGCTCGTTTGCAAAAATTTTTACAGCAGAAAGAGGATGGTATATTCGGTTTAGAAACTGAAGCCAGACTGAAAGCTGTTCAACATTTCTTCATGCCTCATCTCGGTGAAGCTGATGGTGTTGCCAATGAAAAGGTTATGACCTTTGTAGCGTTTGTTGAGTCACTTAAATAAAACAGACTGAACATCAGGTTCGTAAGAAGCGTTATAGCGCTTATTGTCTCCTTTAGGATAAGCCTCAACAGGATAATTTAACTGCTTCCTCCATTTTTTACGCTGGTCTTTAGTGCCAGTGAAATAAACATATCTGTATTTACTGCTACGGAACTTTCTGTTCTTGGAGTAATCCAACCCTTTGTCGTAATGCCTACTGTGAGTGCCATCTTCTGACCCGATGTCAGTACGTGCCTTAGTAGCACCTGTGTAAATCCAATTAGTAGCCTGATAAATGTAACCATGATGGTTTTGTGCCGAGTCAGCGTAGCTGACCAAGATCAGAGGAGGTAATAACGACAAGACTTTACCCACGAAAAAAGATAAAGTATTTTTAGGCAGACCATCATTCACACAAAGCCTGTTCAGTTCATAAACGAACTTAGAGTTCTCTTCGCCACACACACCTTTACACAACGATGGAGATGCTGGTTTACCTATTGTGCAGATCCCCACCAGAACGGTGTCCTCAAACAAACCATAGGCAAAAGAAATACTGGGTAGACGTTTAGCGTAATGCTTGTTGAGTATCCAATCATGGGTACTAGAAGATTCTATTGCTGAGACCGAGTAAGTATCTTCAATCATGGGTATTGCACACCTTATCACCTAGTTATTGTATACTAGGTAGATATGCAGATACAAGCTCCAGAACCACCAAACTCTTATGACGAAATCTGTGGTCTCCATGAGGTGGGCTACAGCGTGTTGGAAATCTCTCGAATAGGGGGATGGTCACGTACATGGATATACAGAGTCCACGATAAATTTGGACTAATCCCTAACCCTAAGAGAGGTAGGGCAAGACCTTTAAGCCCTGTCACTAAGCAGGCAATCCTCCTCAGATACCGTGCTGGGCTCACCGTTCCAGAAATAGTGTCACAGACTACTGCTACTATTCATCAGGTGAGATACTTGATTAGAATTAACAGATCTGGAGCGAACATTTGAACAAAAATTTAATGAGACAGTCGTTGATAAGCACAGCTATGCAGTGCGGTCAGAAACTGAAGTATGCAATAGATCCAAACATTCCATACGGTAATGGTGTCTCTAGGGCGATAGGTACAGGCTTTCATGCTGGTCTGGAACTTTACTACAACATACGAAAAGAGACTGGCGATGTCCACCTCTTGCACATGCTTGATGAGTTTCAAGAGTGTGCCACAGAAGCCTTTAAGCATGAATTAGAAATAACAGAAGATTTTAACTGGATATATCAACCTAAAACTGCTTCAGAGGATGAAGTAATACTTGACAAGTTTGTGTCAATCGCATTCATAAATAGAATGCTTGAATACTACTTCAAAGAAGAATGTTACTGGGATGAAAACTATGAAGTGTTAGCAGTCGAGCATACTTTCAAACTTGACTGGGAGTCAGGTGTCCCCAACTGGGAGCTTGGTGGGACAATGGATTTGAATTTACGAGACAACTACGGCAATATATACATCGTGGATCACAAGACAACCAAGAAGCCTCCTCGTAGTGACAAGTTCTCTGCACATAAAACTCCACAAGCAAGTTATTACATTAACGCTGTTAGACAGATGCTCGGAAATCCAGATGCCGAGATTACATTTGTTTACGATGTTATCGCTGTTGAGATAGATAAGATTTTGAAGAAGCCAGTGAGAGGCAATAAGCCTCCTGTTAAACCCTTCTGGCGTATCTATGAAGAGAGAGATAAAGAACAAGTCGAAGCCACCATGCAGACAGCTAAACTCGTGGCGTTAGCTGTCGATCAGGGTGGACCATTTTTCCCTAACACGGAATCATTCCTTTGCAGTGAGGCATATTGCGATCACTGGGTAAGGTGTCCATTTGGACGTACTCAACACAAGGAGAAAGTATGAGTAAAGACAATTTAATAGTTGCTCAGACAGCATCGAAAGTTGCTGGTGAGCTTTTTCAAGGAAAGGGTGCATCTGTTCTTAACAGTGGCGACTTTGCCGCCGCCGTAGAACTTATTCATTCTACCATCCTTGATGTGGCAGGTGAGGAGGTAGGGAATCCCTCCACCCCTCCTCAACTGTCACAGCAAGAAGCGGAGGATAAGGTCATAGAGGCTTTCACTCCTCCCAGTGGTGAAGCACCAGTGAGGGTAGACCAAGATGATATTCCTGTGCCAGTCAAGACAGGATCAGGTCATACCCCCGGCGCTCCAAAACCACTTCATGGTAAAAGCACTATGGTTCAGAAATGTGAAGATGCTTTTTTTCATAATCCTGACGACTGGACTGTATTCACCTCTGGTGAAGGTTCGGTTCATGGTGGTACAAAGCCAGATCTATCCCATAAGACTCTTGAAGTTAATGGGTACAAGTTGGCAATCTGGTTGTTTGACAGCAAGTTTGGAAAACATGCTCCAGAATGGGCGTTTATTGAAGCGGGATTCGCTAATGAATATGCGTCTTTAGTAGCTGACGGTAAAATTAAACCCTAAGTGTTGAGAGACCTTCAAGAGGTCAAGGGTGAACTATACCAGTGGGCGACTTCGGATATTGTCCGAGTCCCCACTGGTTATAGTTTTTTCGATGATCTGACATCTGGGGGCATAGCTCCCGGACAGGTGATGATCCTGTTAGCCAGAACAGGTGTAGGTAAAACATGGTGGCTCGTTAATTGGGCGGTGAATGTCCCAGAAGTTCCTACAATAATTTTTTCTTTAGAGATGCACGGACGTTACATCCTTGAACGTATTTCTTCTGCATATACAAACACGCCCACAACCGCTATAGAGGAATCAATGCGAGAACACGGAGAGTCCTCTGCCGTGGAATCCACGACCTCAGATTTCCCTCTTCTAATGATTGCCGATGAACCCGACTTGGGGTTAGGTGATATGTCCGACAAGATAGAGGAATATAAAACAAAGATGGGGGTAAGTCCTCGTTTGATCTTAGTTGATTACCTAGAATTGATCCGCAACTATGGCACTAATCAGATGGACAATGTACAGAGCCTTGGTAGGGCTTTGAAAGTTTTCGCAAGGGAGCATGATGTTGCTCTCTGTGTTCTCCACCAAGTTAAACGAGGAGAACAGAACGCTGGTCACAAACCTCTCGATTTAACAGATGGTAAATTCGGTGGTGAGGAATCAGCAGATTATGTTTTAGGAATGTATAAGCCAAGTTTGTCTCCTGACGTATCTCAAGAAACTAGGATGCTCTTAGAAAATGATATTAGGCTTCAGTTCTTAAAGACTCGAACTGGAGGAGGCATACATCCAGACGGTGTTAAACATAAATGGCATCCAGATACAGGTCGCATTGCAGAACTTGTGTTAAATTATCCATAGGGGGCAAAATGTCTGAACAATATATTCTTTTAGGTTTGGGAATAATACTTTTTATACTTATAGTGAAAGTTATGAGTATTTGGGTTTCAGATAGACGAATAAATGAAGTGATGAGAAATTTCGATAGAGAACCTATCAATTCTTTTCATCCTGACGTTCTTCGTTCTATGAGGAGGAAAAGAAAGACATGGCGAGAGTAGCATTAGTTCTTTCTCTAGTTAACGTAGGCGGTTGTGCCACACTTGACGAACTTGTGTCAACTTTCTTTGCTCCAGAAGATCAGGATACTTTCCTAGCCGTAGCCTTTTGTGAGTCATCCGCTGATCCCAACGACACCTATTCGATAGCGGTCAACCCTAAGAGCGGAGCCACAGGTTGGTTCCAGCACCTCCCCAAATGGTGGTCCGAGCGCAGTAAATTGGCTGGTTTCGGTGGAAGAAGTATTTATGATCCTACCGCACAGGTCGCAGTAGCTAGTTGGCTCTTCTATAACCAGAATAAGAATGAAAGATGGGGAGGCTTATCCCACTGGTATCCATCGAGGCGCTGTCTCAATAAACAGGGCGTGGAGATGAAATGAGAAACCAGATACTATTCGGGGATTGCAAGGAAACCCTTCTTCAGTTCGATGAGAAAGCAAGGATGTGTGTCACATCTCCTCCTTATTATGGGTTACGAGATTATGGCGGTGAGGATAAGCAGATCGGTTTAGAAGAAACACCAGAAGAATACATAGATAACCTTGTAGGGGTATTCTCAACAGTACGTGATTGTCTCACGGATGATGGCACTCTCTGGTTAAACATAGGTGACAGTTATGCAGGTTCTGGGAAAGGACCAAGCAAATCACTCAATCAGGAACACCACCATCTGGAACATAAACATAGTAAAATTGTGCCACAGGGGATGAAACCTAAAGATCTAATTGGCATCCCTTGGATGCTTGCTTTTGCCCTAAGGGCAGACGGATGGTATCTACGGCAGGACATTATTTGGCATAAGCCAAATCCGATGCCTGAATCTGTAAAAGACAGATGCACTAAAGCACACGAATACATTTTCCTGCTGAGTAAGAACAAAAAGTATTACTACAACCATGAGGCGATAAAAGAAGAAGGGGTATCGAAATTTAGAAGTAAGGAGCGAAACAATGGAGAAAGTACAGTCGATACAAAAAAAAGAGGGAGTGATACGTCTTGTGGGGCTGTTGATGGTAAAAGAAACAAAAGGTCTGTTTGGACAGTAACCCCGAAGTCATATAAAGGCGCACATTTCGCTGTATACCCACCTGAACTTATTGAACCGTGCATCTTGGCAGGGAGTGAAGAAGGTGACATTGTTCTTGATCCTTTTATGGGATCTGGCACAACAGCAATGGTGGCTAAAACACATGGTAGGGATTACATTGGTTGCGAATTACATGAAGAGTATGAAGATCTCATTTTGGAAAGGTTAAAAGGTGTCCAGCAACAACTTCTTTAGAAGAAACTATCCTTACTTGAGAGTCATTCCAAATGAACGACCAGAGATGACTTATTCTGAGTGGATAGCTTTTGGGGTTAAGTTTGGTTACTGCTTTGGAGTTTCTTGTACAGAGCATGGTAATACCAGTCTCTGTAATGTGACCAGTAAAGATGGTACTTCCTCTTTGAAGAAGTCGTATGATTGTAAATTTGTTTTAGAATTAAGAGATCCTTGGTAATGCGAAAATTCGATAATCGTTTGAGAGACCATATAAAAGAGTCTGTGAGTATGCTAGATGCTATTCGACTGGTTGGACTTGAGTCTCCTAACAGGCAACGTAAGATAAGGTCTTTGACAAACCCTTCAGATCACACTCCCTCTTGTCATATATATAGTAGAAGTTTCGGGGATAAGGACGAGCATTTCCATGATTTCAGCACTGGAGAAACAGGTGATGTAATTAAGCTCGTCCAGTTGGCAAAAGGTTGTAGTTACGGTGAGGCTTTACAGATACTCTCAGGTCGCACCAGTGCCTTATTTACACGCCGTCCTACACCTGTAAAGAAAGTTGAGCTACCTGACCTTACTGATCTTTTTGAAGAGCAACCAGAGGGTTCTACGGACTCCTACGAGACCGCTAGGGGATGGGTTTCTGGTAAGTGGTCTTTCCTGACTTTAGATGACTTACTACAGTATGGTGTAGCTCTTAAAAACGATGAAAAGTATGGGGATGTTCTTTGGATACCACATAGAGACCAACAGGGAATAGTCAGAGGGATAAAGGTACGTGATTTTCGCTCAGGGGCTAAATACTCGGTAACAGGTTCCACTTTCTCCTCTGGACTGTATGCAGTCGCTCCTCAAAAAGTTGACAACAGTGTGTCAATAATAGTCGAGGGAGAATCTGATCTATGGTGTCTACAGAAATGGTCTAAAGGGCAAGTTGATTGCTTTGCCTTGCCATCTGGAGCATCTACTTGGAGAAAAGAATGGTGTAAGACACTTGAGCAATACAAAGTAATAATCCTTGCGTTTGATGATGATGAAGCAGGTAGAAATGCCACACAGAAAGTGCTACTAGATACAGGTATAGATAGAACTGGAATACTGACACCTCCCGGTGGCAGGTTTGCAGAAGCAATCGAAGATGCAGACCAGTGGTTAGAGCCAATTATGAAATGGGCTTTCAACTCAGTTTGCAGTTCCAAAGAATTAGAGAGTTCCTCGATTATCCACAGGTGATGAACTAAAATAGTTCAATGAACAAAGCTCGTCAAAAAGGCACTCGTTTTGAGAATGAGGTCTTAGACGGCTTGAAAAATATATGGTCCGAAGCGGATAGGGCTAAAGCCGGCAATCCATCAAATGATTTTCATGGTGTGCCTTTTCCTATTGAAGCAAAACATAGGAAAAGGTGGGAAATCCCAAAATGGGTTCGACTGCTCAAAGCAGTAGCTGGGGGTGACAACCGTTGGGCATTGGTTGTCGCCTCTGGTGATCGGCGTGAGGTGGACTCAATGACTTTAATGGTTGTTGATTGGGACTTCGGTCAGGAACTTTTACAAACTTGGGAGAAGAATGACCACAGCCAATAGATATACAAGGACAGAAGCCGAACGAAGGTTTGACTTCAAGAACGCTAGAGAATATGAAGAGTATGTAGCTAATCGTATAGGGGTTCCGAATTTAACTAAATTCAATGGAAAAGATGATTTAGATATTTGGGTTCCCGGATATTTCATAGAGATAAAAGAAAAAAACAACACCTACACAGAAGGTTGGCGAGTCCTAGAAGGAGTAGAAGAAAGAAATCTTTTCATTCTGGATGAGTTAACTGTCAGAAAAGCCCTACAATGGTTTCCTGATGTATTTTTTTTATTACGAGATAAAGCAGACAAAACAGAACCAAGAGTCTTTCTTGCACCCGTTTGGGAAATCATCTCGATTGATAAAGCACGACTCAATAGAGGACATACGGAAACACACACAAAAGGTAAATGGATTATCGACCTTAGTCAATTCACTCGTCTTGCTGATGAAGCAGATATACATGAACTTGCTACCAGACTACTCATTGATAAAGTCTGGAAAGAGTCACAATGCCTTGGAGGTGAGGTGACTGACATAGACAGTCAAAGACGATGATGAAAACAAGTAAGTATCCACTAATAGGTTTTGCCTACAGAGCGAGAGTAGGCAAAGACACCGCCGCATACGCCTCAGAAGCTACCGCTCGATTCGCTTTCGCTGACCAGATTCGTCAACTCGCTTACCGTCTTAATCCATATATCGAATCAGCAGGTTTACGCCTTGAAGAAGGCATAGACAATGAGGGTTGGGAAAACATGAAAACCATAGAAGAGGTGAGACTCTTCTTACAGGAACTAGGGACTAGCGCACGAGACTTAATTCATACAGATATTTGGGTTAGACCTGTTTTGAAGCAGGCAGAAATGATGATAAAAGCAGGTCATCCAGTAGCTATAACAGACGTTCGTTTCCCTAATGAAGCCATAGCAATAAAAAGAGCAGGAGGCACACTGGTCAAAATCAACCGACCTGATGTCGCTGTTCTAGAACATCCATCAGAACATGCCCTCGATGACTGGGATCAATGGGATCTAGTCATCGACAATGACGGAACTTTAGAAGAGTTCCGTCAGAAGTGTAAGGCATTGTTCTTAAATGGCTCGTGAAATACCGATTGATCCTGCTCACCTAGAAAGAAGAGCCTCGGTAGCTGAAATTGATCTTGACAACAAAGAGTCAATTATAGAAGCGGTAGAAGCCTTACCTGAACAAGACAGAGCAGTAGTTGAGTGTCTGATATGGGGCGGTATGACGAAGGTTGAATGTGCAGAACTGTTGGGCATATCTCGATCTTATGTACATAAAATATGGAGAAGGGCTCGTGAAACACTCAAATCCGTCTTGTGAATTTCTCACAGAATGGGGTCGCTGTCAGCAACCTAAATATAAAAATGATTTCTGTTCATATCATTTTAATGCACAAAATGTTGAAGGTTTTATTCACGATAGGTTCTATCATAAAAAGATCGTTTTAGCACTGACACGCCCCTCACACGATATTCTTACCAATGTAGAAGTAGATGCCCTTTTTAGAGGCAGGACTAGAAACGATGGCAGAAGAACAGATTTGTATACCGTCCTATGACAGGTTTTACAGATAGGAGTGTTCCACCCAATTTAGGTTTTCATACCTTTATGACGGTAGAGGAAGATGGTACGGTTAGCTCTGTTCATCAAGTACCCGATGAAGGCTTTGTTCACGAGTGTGATCCAGAAGGTAAGTGTATGTGTGGTCCACAGATGGTTATGTCTACTTTTAATGGCAGGATAATGCCAATGGTAAGACACGCTCCTTTAGATCCAGCTTACTATGAAGAACTATTCGGCGAATTTGACGATTTCAATGCAGATGACTATAGGGATATATTTGACCCCGATGGTGGCTCAGAAGAAATCTAGTAAATGTAAACCATAAAATTTTTTGGGGCGCTATACTGTCAGTATGCGAACTCAACGAGCAGTTATTGAATACCTGAAAGATCCCGCCAATGGCTTCAAGACAAAGAAGTCGCTCTCTTCTGCTCGTGAAACCTTGTTTGCATTGGGGGATGCACCAATCGACCAATGGGATCTCTCCTCATTGGTTGGTTGGTGCCATCGTCCACTTGTCAAAGGACAAAGAAAAGGGCTGGCTCCATCTGATTCAACACTCAGGAACAGAAGGTATCACGTAGAGGCTTTCTTTGACTGGTGTGCCTATAAGGAAATAGTTAAAGAAGATCCTGCTAGATATATTAAAAAACAAGTAAGACCGGGAAATAGTAAAGTGATAGAACACAACTGGTTATCAGAAGAAGATGTGCAAGTAATTATTGATGCAATAGACACAGACTCATTAGTAGGACGTAGAGATGAAATAATTTTACGTCTTGGCTTTTCATGTGGTCTACGAAAAGCAGAGATAAGGAATTTGACTTGGGGTCAAATAGATTTAGAACAGGGAGAAATAAAATTCATTGGTAAAGGGAGAAAGCTCGCCCATATCGCTGTCAGTGAGAACACCCGACTTCGTTTGATCGACTGGCACTCCACTGCTACTGGGGATCTGGGTAGGAGACCTAAAGACAGCGAGAGTGTTATCGTCAAGATCCAATATCGCCCCTCTCTCTCCGAGAATGTCCTCCCTGTCGAAGAAATCCTCTGGGGGGAAGGGTCTGTTTCTGAAAGTCTCATTGTTAAAAGGTGTCAACATTATTCTGATTTCGTAGGTATTAAATTCACTCCCCATGACATGCGTAGGACGTATGCTGGTATTCTTCAGGACAAAGGTGTACCAATGCCCTCTATTCGTGACTGCTTGCGTCACGAATCAGAACTTATGACTATCGCTTACCTAGAAGATCGCCCAGATAAGACCGTAAGAGCCATGAGAGAAGTTCAACTAGATTTTGATTGACAACACTCGCACGGATCACACTTACATTCTTGACACTCACATGTCAATTTAGTCTCCTTGATAGTCTAAAGCTCCTTTCTTAGCAAAGACAGATGGATCACCTGTCTGCCAAAACTTTTCTACTTTAGGGGATGTGGAGGAAGCTCCAGTAAAGCTCTTAAACTTCATCTTACCTAAGATGCGACTGGCATCTGTAGTGCTGTATGCCTTACCACACACACCGCACCAGATACCACCCTCCGTGTCTTTATCACACGTAGGACAGTGTTTGATTGTAGCTCTACCAAAAGGATACTTCTCAGTATCCTCCACTGGTTTTTCTTTTTGTTGTTCTTCCATTTTTCTTTTTCTGGGTATGTGGTTTCTTTTTCTTTTTCATAATCATTAGCTTAATTCAATGAAGATACATTCACCGGGACATTCGTCAGCCGCTTCGATTACTGCCTCAACATTCTCAGGTTTAACGTCAACGGCTTCTGTCATCTTGTGAGTCGGCTCTTTCGGTGTTTCAGAACCATCTTCTTTCACATAGAAAAGACCATCGGAATGACCAAAGAAAACTGAAGGTGCTATCTCTTCACAGAGACCATCTCCTGTACATAAATCTTGGTCGATCCAGACTTTCATTCCTGATAATTCATTCGGTTGCATGTCAACCCGGATGGTTAGAAAGGAACTTCTCGTACGCTTCCTCAGAATCTAAAACTATTGTGGTGTAAGAATAACTTTTACCATCATCACCCTTACCGAGAGTAACAGTGATAGTTCCGATTAAAGTACCTATAGCAACCAACAAAGCTGTTATAGCCGTGATGAGCTTAACAGTCTTATTCATTTTCTTCGTAGAAGTCCATACCCCATGTCTTGCTCTGAATAGCTTCTTCAGCTAGATATATACGATCCCAGATCGTGCTAAATTCTGAAGGAACCCACGCAAGAGAAGCGATGACTTCTTTCATTTCATCGACATCTTCTCGAATTGCTTCTACATCAGCCGCCATAGCAGTTGTAATATGAGCAGGAGTGAAACGGCTAAGGTCATCGACCCTAGCGCTCCGCAAATCATCAAGACCGTCAGAATTT